GTTGCCCGAAAGCACATTATTGCCATGTAGCCGTGAATGTCCAGAACTATTTGCACATTTGACATTGCGATTACTGATAGGGGTATAAGGTTAGTTAATGTGGTGTGATTGTACATTGTGCGTACACACACACACTCAGTTCAAACCAAAGCCAGAAACGTAGGTGACGCATTCGGATTACGCGTATAGATGTAGCAAGACTGGTACAGTATTGGTTCACTGCTAGTTCCACAGCACAGCCTAAGCACTCGACCGACAGCCTACCTTCTATGGGCGCATGACGAGCGCGCGTACCGCGACCCCCACCCGACCCCTTTTTTTTCCTAGCGCATTGACGTTTATTCTATACACTCACCATCAGGACATTTAACCCTTCATAAGAATTCACTAATATGGACGAAGAAGAAAAAAGATCACTAGGAGAAATACTGATGGCCTCGTTAGCGGGGATAGGAGGATCATTTACGCCAAGAGAAGGTAGTGTATTTGACGCTGTTGAGGGAGTTCCGGGGGAAATTGCTAACCTTTGGAATACTCCGGTGGCCCAATCAGATAATCCGGGGGCATTTTGGAGAGGGTTAGACACGGTATTTGGCGTTCCATCTAGGGCATACAGAAAGGGTGTTTCAGAACTCCCCATAACTGGTATGAACATTGGGGCGCAAGCGGTTGGATTAATGTCTGGCGCAATACTAGACCCCCTAGATAAATATGTGAGGGGGGAGGATGTAACCGTAGGAGATACAATAATAGCGGGTACTACAGCCGCTCCTTATGTTGGCCCTGCCGCAAGGTTAGGTACTAAAGTAGCGGGAACAGCGGCTATGGGAGGGGCGAAGGTTGCACAAAACCTAACAGGTGCGAATATCGTACCAACAGTAGCAAAAGCGGTGGGAGATCGCAGACTTTCTACTGGTAAGGCGTGGTTACCGCAATATAACACTAGGAAGGATAGTACAACAGGTAAGAAATTTCAGGCGGAATTTGAAGCCCCACCAGTCCAAGGTCGGGGTGGGTGGTATGGCGGAGTTGCGAATAAATTAAACCATCTGGATGAGATGTTCCAAAGGGCGGGTACTGGACAGGGGGTGGACAGTCCATTACTCATGGACAACGAAATGCAATCGTACCTGACCTCTCTTGGTGATGATTTATTACAGGAATCACAGCCTTCTCTGGTTACTGGCGGTCATAGCGTAACAGGGCAAGTAATGAGGCCAGCGGGGTCTGACGCGCTTGTGGCTCAAGTTTTGCAAACCGCTGACACTGCTATGAGGTATTTCCCAGATCATCCAGAATCAATAAGGTTAAATAGAATTGTAGATGAAGTTCTTAGGAATAAGGTAAACACAACAGTAAGCAAGATGTCTACAGAACCATCCGTTATTAGGGAGGTTTTGTCAGATGGATTAGGGCCAGATATGACAGACGATGTACTATCAAAACACCTTATTCCGTTTATCAAAACAGATTTAAGCCTAACAAAAACACAACCACATAAGAATGTGAGGATAGCAAGCAAACCGTTTTATAAGCCAAATCCGTCTGGAGATTCCGCGTCAAAAGGTTACTCAGTAGACAAGGATACAGGAACCCCCAAAATAGAACCAACCAGTAAATTGTGGGATTGGAATGGGCGGCTTCCGGTAATAAGGGAAGTTAAGATGTTAGTCAACGGAGGGGTAACAGATAAAGAAGAAATCATAGAAATATTGATGGGAAGAAATGATGCTATAAAATCGGCTTATTTAGCCAGAAACGAACCTATACCTACGATGAAAAATCAACTGAAAGGTTTGGCGAAAGGAAAGGCTAAAAATATCCTTAAAAAATATGAGGATACTATAATTGGAAACGCCGCAAGGAAATTAGCAGATAGTCGTTCTATAAAAAAGACTTTAGAGTTTCTGAAAAAGGCTTATGGTAAAATTCCAGATTTAGATCAGGCTAAGGCATTAAACGACAGGCTTTATAATAGGGATATATTAGATAAGTTAATTGTAGACGATGGAAATCATATAAGTGTTTCTCAATGGGTACTGGGAGAAGATACTCTTTTAGCAACATACCCAACCAGAATGATACTAAATAAAAATGATGGGACAGGCGCTTATGTATTGTACGACCAAATGGCCCCCGGTGTTCCAATTCCGGGTATGCAGATGGTGTCAAATGTAGGCTCTGATACACACTCTTTATATATGGATATAATTCCAGTTTCGAAAACGGATTTAAAAGGTGAACCAAACGTATTTGGCTTGAGTGCAGAAGGCGCATTTAATATTCCTAAAAAACAGGGAAGTCCTGCACATCAAACTGGAGAATTTCAAAGCATTTACCCAAAATTAAGAGAGAATTTACTAGGGTTATGAGAACAGATAAACAAAACACATTCATAGACCAATACTGTCTACATGGTAATGCCGCTAAAGCCGCACAACTAGCAGGGTATTCCCATCCCAAACAAAGGGGATACGATTTAAAAAACCAGTTCTCTAAAGAGATAGAGGAGCGTACACGCAAGTTGATTCAGGACTGCGTACCCGGTGCTTTATCACAACTGAAATCTCTTTCAGAAGGCGCAGAGAGCGAGTCAGTACGCCTTGGCGCTGTGAAAGACATACTGGACAGGGCTGGTCTTAAACCTACTGAGAAGATCTCACAGGAAGTGTCACACGTTGAGGCTCAGTCTACTGAGGAACTTCAACGAGAACTAGAGGCTTTAATTGGCACAAAGCATTGAGAAAGCCGTAGAGATAGCAAGAGAGTTAAGAAAGCGAGAACGCTTTAACAAGATAGATTTCTACGACCCATACCCGTATCAGGAAGATTTCCACTCTACAGGCGTAGGTGCAAACCAACGCCTACTGATGGCGGCAAACCGCATAGGTAAGTCTTATTGTGGGGCCGCAGAGATGGCCTATCACCTAACAGGGCTGTACCCTGACTGGTGGAAGGGTAGGAGATTTAGAAACCCCATTACAGCGTGGGCAGGTGGTGTATCGAATGAAACCACCAGAGATATTGTACAAGCAGAATTACTGGGTTCCCCCGATGACCCCGAAGCCTTTGGCTCTGGAGCGATTCCTAAAAATACTATAATAAAGACGGAACGCAAACCCGGAGTGCCAAACGCAAAGTCCGTAGCCCTCATACGGCATATTTCCGGTGGGAACTCTTCTTTACACTTCAAAGCCTATGAGATGGGCGTAGAGAAATGGCAGGGTAGATCAGTAGACGTAGTGTGGCTGGATGAGGAGCCAAGCAGGGAACTGTACTCCCAGAGCGTAACACGAACGCTCGATAGGAGGGGGATGGTTTACATGACCTTCACCCCGGAACAGGGCATGACCGAAACTGTAGCCGCCTTTATGAACAACATAAAGAAGGGGCAGAGCCTAACCAACGCCACATGGGATCACGCCTCTGAGAAGATAAAGTCCAAGAACGGAAAGGATGGACATCTTTCTGAGGACGCGATGGAGCAGATTCTCTCTGCCTACTCCCCACATGAAAGGGAGATGAGAAGGTACGGCAGACCGTCTATCGGTTCTGGCCTGATCTTCCCCATCAATGAAGAAGAATTAATGTGTGACCCTATAACTATAGAGGAACACTGGCCCCGCATAGCCGCCATTGACTTTGGTTGGGATCACCCCACAGCAGTGGTTTGGTGCGCTATAGACAGGGAAGAAGAAACATTCTACATATACGATTGCCACAGAGCATCAAAAGCAAGTCCAACAGTTCACTCCGAGGTTATAAGGCAACGTCCCTATTTCATTCCCATCGCCTACCCACATGACGGAAATCGCAGGGATAGCATGGGAAACCCCGGACTCGCTGAACAGTATCGAAACCTTGGTTGTAATTTTCTTTTACAACACTTCACCAACCCACCGGGACTAGGTGAGAAGAAAGGATCGAACTCTATAGAGGAAGGGATTATGGCTATGTTGCAATCTATGGAGAATAAGAACTTTAAAGTATTCTCTACCCTACACGATTGGTTTGAAGAATTCAGAATGTACCACAGAAAGGACGGAAAGGTTGTACCCCTTCGTGATGACCTTATGAGCGCCACACGATACGCCTTCCAATCACAACGATACGCTATTGCGGGTTCTGACCCTGAATGGACTAGCGATCTAACATATAGGAATTTAGGCATTGTCTGATAACGAAACAGAATTAGTATCACGGATACGCCAAGAGATTTCAGATTCTCTTGGGTATGATGGTGAAATATCTATACAGCGAGAGAAGGCTATACAGTATTACTATGCTCTACCATTTGGTAATGAGGTAGATGGTCGTAGTCAGTACGTTGACTCTACTGTACAGGACACTGTAGAATGGATTAAACCCTCTTTAATGAGGGTATTCGCGTCTGGTGACGAGATGGTTAAGTTCTCTCCACACGGCCCTGAAGATGTTGATTCTGCCAAACAAGCCACCGATTACGTTAACTACGTTTTCACTAAAGATAATCCCGGTTGGGAAATCCTATACTCATGGTTCCATGACGCTCTACTACAGAAGAATGGTATCATAAAGGTATGGTGGGATGAATACGAAGACCCCCAGAGAGAAGAGTATCATAACCTTGGTGAGTTAGAATTCGAGTATCTTATTGCTGATGAAGATGTAGAGGTCATAGAGCATACAGAGGTAGCAGGAAACGAAGTAGAGGGAATAGAAACATATCATGACGTTGTAATTAAAAGAACAAGTTATAACGGAAAGATAAGGATAGAGAATGTTCCCCCTGATGAATTCCTTATCTCAAGAGAGGCTAAAGGAATACAGGACGCACGATTCGTTTGCCATAGGGTAAAGAAAACTGTATCAGAACTAAGGGTGATGTACCCTGATGATGACTTTGAAGTAGGAGAGTTAGGCGCAGGATACAACGAGGAAGTATACAACGCAGAGAGAATGGCTCGTTACGAGTTTGATGATTCCTTTGCTTGGGGTTCTGGACAAAACGAGAATGGTGAAGAGGCTCTAAGAGAGTATTGGTTACATGAATCCTTCATCAGAACAGATTATAATGATGACGGTATTGCAGAACTACGCAAGGTTTGTACAATAGGGGATTATGTATTCTCGAATGAGGAAATAGATAAAGTTCCACTCATCTCGATTACCCCTTTAAAAATACCCCATAAGTTCTTCGGCCTGTCCGTGGCTGATCTAGTAATGGATTTGCAACTCATTAAGAGTACCTTGATGCGAAACCTCATGGACAACGCCTACAACCAGAACTTTGGTAGATACGCTGTACTTGAAGGTCAAGCGAATCTGGATGATTTGCTCACCCAGCGGCCGGGCGGTGTGGTAAGAGTTAAATCCCCCAATGCTGTCATGCCCTTGGCTACCCCTCCCCTCCAGCCAGAATCCTTCCAGATGCTTGGCTACCTAGATGAGGTGAGAGAGGCTAGAACAGGAGTTAACAAGAACACACAAGGTATCAACGCAGACGCCCTGACAAGCCATACAACGGCCACAGCGGTGAACGCGGTGATGACCAATGCCCAGTCAAGGGTAGAGTTAATTGCCCGTCAGTTCGCGGAGACAGGCGTTAAAGAACTAATGTACTGCATCTACGAACTCCTTGTAAAGAATCAGGACAAGGAACGAATGGTCATGTTAAGGAATGAGTGGATTCCAATCCGCCCCGATATGTGGGATGATAAGATGGACTGCACGGTATCTGTTGCTTTGGGTAATGGCTCAAAGGATCAGCAGATGTCACACCTATCCCAGATGATGCAGTTCGCATCACAGGCTATGCAAGGTGGACTCCCTATTGTCACCCCAGAGAATATGTACAATCTAGGAGCCGCATTGATTAAAGCAATGGGCTATCAGAATGTAGATGACTTCTTAACCAAACCACCACCACCTCAACCACAGCAGCCTTCTCAAGAGGAGCAACTTGCTCAGATGGAAATGCAAGTCAAGCAGAAAGAATTAGAGATCAAGGCGGCTGATGTTCAGGTTAAGATGCAGAAGATTCAGATGGATGCTAAGAAAGATGCGGTTGACGCACAACTGAAAGCCGCAGAACTAGCACTAGAAGAAAAACAGAATAGAGGTGTTCTGATAGGATGATAGATGAGGAACGAGAACGTCATGCTAAGAATCTTCTGCAAGATGAACTGCTACAAGAATCATTTGACACACTAGAAAAGAATTTACAGGACACATGGAATGGTTCCGGTGTTCACGATGTAGATACGAGGGAGCAGTGTTGGCTCTCGTTAAGACTCCTTGAACGGATACGCCTTCATCTAACCAGTATAGTTGATACTGGAGATATGGCGAGGAAGATTGAGGAATACCAAATCTAAGGAGAATTTAAAATGGCGGATACGCTAACAGCCCCGCTCCCCGAACAGGGAAGTATTACCGAAGCACAATCAGCATTCTTAGGTCTATTGGAGCCTGAAGAGGTCAAACCAGAAACTGAAGAAAGCGCCCCTACTGAAGATGTTGAAGAGTCTACCGAGGAAACTCAAGACGAACCATTGGAAGAGGTTTCTGAAGATGAAGAAGATTCCGTTGAGGATGAAGAAGAATCTGAAGAAGAGTCAGAAGAAGATGAGGTTGAAGAGGAATCTGATGTTTATGTCGTTAAAGTTGGCGGCGAAGAACTTGAGGTAAGCCTTGACGAACTTGTTAGCGGGTACTCCCGCCATTCAGACTATACCCGAAAGACGCAAGAGATTGCAAGCGAGAGAAGTCAGATGGCCGAACTGCAACAGCAATGGTCTAATGAAATTACTCAAGCACAATCGGAGCGTCAGCAATACATCGAAGTCCTTGGACAATTTGAACAACAGTCTACGGCTGGATTAGAGCAGTTTAATAATGTTGATTGGGATAACCTGCGACAAACAGACCCCATTGCATTTGTAACTAAGAAGGAGGAGTTTCGTGAGGCACAAGAGAGGGTTCAGCAAGTAAAGGTTGAACGCGACAGGAGCCTACAGAAACAGAATGAAGAACTAGCCAAGATGCGTCATCTTGCCGTTCAGGAAGAACACAAACGCCTAATAGAGGCTGTGCCTGAATGGAACAACAAGGAAAAGCGTGACAAGATGGCTGGCGATCTTTCATCCTATGCTTTAGAGCAGGGATTCTCTAAGGAAGAACTGCAACAGTTAATAGACCATAGATCAATGATCGTTCTTATGAAGGCGCAGAAGTATGATGCACTTCAGAAGTCTGATGTTAAATCTAAGAAGTTGAAAAACAAACCCAAGGTTATAAGGGCTGGTAAAGGAACTAACAAAAAGTCTGATACCGCCAAAGCGAAACGTATTGCCTCAATGAAGCGTCTTAAAGAGAGCGGTCATGTAGATGACTCTGTTTCTCTCTTCGAGGATTTCGTAGACATTTAACTAAGGAGGTATATTGCTATGGCAGTACCAACTAATACTCGATTAACTTTCGGTGGTGTACAAATCCGAGAGGACTTGAGTAATATCATATATAATATTAGTCCAATGGACACCCCATTTATGACAGGGGCTGGTCGCGGAACAGCATCCAACACTCTATACGAGTGGCAGAAGGATGAATTAGCCGCAGCCGCCGCTAACCAAAAATTTGAGGGTGATGATCCAGCATCGTTGGTAGTATCACAGCCAACTAAATTGCAGAACTACACTCAGATTTCTGAGAAAGCGGTTCAAACATCAGGCACGGCAGAAGCAGTAGACTGGGCCGGAAGAAAATCCAGCCAAGCCTACCAATTAGCCAAGCGAGCGAAGGAAATTAAGCGTGACATGGAATTCATGCTTACTGGTGAAGATGTCGCTTTTGCTGGTTCTGCGGCAGGTGGTGCTGCTGGCGCACCTCAAGCCCGGACAACTGGGGCGGTCAACTCTTGGTTGGGTGTTACAACCGCCGCTGATTCCAATATCATAGATGGCAGTAATGCTACTCCAGCCCCAATCGCTGGAACAGGTATTGGAACCGCGGTAACAGCCCCGTCTACTACTGACAAGGTGCTTACAATGGGCATGGTCAATCAATGTGTCGAACAGATTTGGAAGGCTGGTGGATCGCCTGACGTAATCATGTGCGACTCTTCATTGAAGGTTAAGATGTCCTCGCTGGCTGGTTCAGTCGTTGCGGATATCGTTTCCAACCATGATAAAGCATCCCCAGCAGCCGCTATCAACTCTGTTGATGTCATCGTAACGGACTTTGGTACGTTTAAAATTGTACCAAACCGTTTCTGCTTGGCTAACCAGTTGTATGTATTGGATTACGATTACTGGAGCGTAGATTATCTGCGACCTTTCCAGACCGAAACCCTTGCTAAAACTGGTGATTCCGTTAAACAGATGATGATTGCTGAGTATGGCCTTCGAGGTAAGAACGGTCAGGCTTCAGGCTCTGTTATCGGTGTGAAAGCAGCGTAATTGTGTTTGGCCCCCTTCGGGGGGCCATTCCCATCGAGGAACTAATGAGTAAAGCACTACTTAAAGAAGGTCTTAAAACACCTAAAGAAAAGACGGTAAAGGCTAAACCTTACAGCGAGAAAGCGTCTGTTACAAAAGCGGTAGCATCATTAAAGAAGATGTCAGAAACACCGGGATCACTACCCTTATGAAACATTTAAGACAAACCACTGTAGAAGATCATGCTGACGGCACATCTAGTATTGTGACCCATCAGGATGCAGAGGCTATCCTAAATAAGAATAAGGCGCTTCTAAATAACTATGGTGATAAACTAACCTTCGGCAAACAACAGTCTGGAATGACTGTCGCATCTATCCCTGTAGGTATATGGGAGCAGTGGATGAAAGAAACTAACGGCGCGATAGAGAAAGACCCTAAGTTGATGAAGCAATATCTCAACGATCCTGATAACGCTTTCCTACGCACCACACCAACGAGGCTATAACTATGTGGCTATATAACCCCACTCATGCGGGAGCAGTTCAGAAGAACTTTAACCCCTTGAATAACGCAGTCTACTACGTTAACCGTAGATGAGTATTGCAACTTACAGCGAACTAAACACCGCTGTTGCTAATTGGTTAGACAGAGATGATCTAACAGATAGAATACCAGAGTTTATCGCTCTGTGTGAGGCAAGGTTTAATAGACTCTTGCGTATCAGGGCTATGGAGTATAAGCAGACCGCGACTACAGTATCAGGCCAGAGAAATCTAGCACTGCCTACCGGCTTCATTCAGATGCGTAACTTGCAAATGAACGAAAACCCCATAGTTCCCATGCAGTACGTCACACCTGAGATATACGACAGGCTGTACGGCAGCACACTAACGGGAACTCCGCAGATGTACACCATCATTGCTGATGAGATTCAGTTAGGCCCAATCCCCGGAAGCGCCCTGACTATAGAGATGTTATTCTATAAGAAGTTTGACGCTCTCACTGCGGCGGCTACGACTAACTGGATGATTATTAACGCCCCTGATGTCTATCTTTACGGATGCCTATTAGAGGCAGAGCCATTCATTATGAACGATCCTAGAGTACAGTTATGGGCTACAGCATTTCAACAGGCCATATCAGATATGCAGGAACAGGATAACAAGGATCGTCATTCAGGTTCCGCGCTTAGGGTGATGAATACGAGTGGTTACTGGTGAGTGCGCCGATAACATGGGCTGAAGCAACTACGCCTATAACTTGGTCTGCTATAGGAATTGATTGGAATACTCCAGCAAGGGCTGACACTTCCACTCTTGCAGTATCTAGTGGGTATAGTAATATAAATGTAGGAACGCTTGCCGCTGCTGCATCCTTTGCTAATAATTTGGGCAAGGTTCACGCATCTACCAATTCACTGTCAACGGTTATATCATTTGGATTACAGAATGCCCTAGTTAGTCTTGGTGGATTTACTTTTGAGAATGCTATTTCTTTTGATGTTGACAATGGATATACAAATAGCAGTGTTTTATCTACTAGCGGCACTATAACTATCCCACTTACTATGACTTACGTTAATGGAACTAACCATACTGAGCCTATATCTATAGGCTCTACAATGAATGTCACATCTTCTGGAGAATTCCTTTGGGGAGATGTTAATGATGTTTCTACTGTTTGGACAGATGTAGAGTATCCAAATTGATTACCTTAAAACCAACAATGAAGGCCGATGGAGGCTTACACATGACACATAAATCAGATATGAACCTCGGCCTAAAGAATGTATGGGAGTTTGTTTGCTACGATTCCAACGGCATTGAAAAATGGCGCGAGAGTAAGAAGAACCTAGTTGTCACTGCCGGACTAAATCATGTACTTAGTTCCTGCTTTGATGCTGCCACTCAGATCACCGCATGGTATGTAGGATTGAAAGCGGCTGGCTCAGTTGCTGCTGGTGATACAATGGCCTCTCACGCTGGGTGGACAGAAGTCACTGACTATTCCCAGTCTGTAAGGCAGACTCTTACTCTAGGTACTGCGGCATCTGGCAGCATAGATAACATAGGTAACTTAGCAACTTATTCAATTAATGGAACCGTTACAATAGCGGGTGCTTTCATTAACTCTGATTCTGCTAAGTCAGGCACTGCTGGTACATTATACGGTGCTGTTGACTTTGGGTCTGCTCGATCTGTAATCTCTGGTGACACCTTAACGGTCACAGTGACTATGACGGCTGCATCAGCATGAGCGTAGAAACTGCCGCTTGGGTTACCCAACTTGTAGATACAAACCCTGTAGTTGGTGACCCAGTAGGTGAGGGGGACGATCATCTTAGAATGTTGAAAACAGTTCTAAAGAATAGTTTTCCATCCACCGCTACTACTGCAATCGTTCCTAATGTGTCTGGACAGACAGGCAAATACTTAACTAACGATGGTACTGACACTTCATGGGGAACCGTTAGCGCGGCTAGTCCCGGATTTGCTGTGGCAATGGCAATCGCATTATAGGAAACAATCATGGCACAAGATTTCACAAAAGAATATAAATCTCAAGTCACAAATGCCGCGCATACTCTGAGGACTGCAAACTCAAATGATGCGTTGATAGGCATTAGGCTAACAAACATTACAGCCTCTGCGTTAACGGTTGATGTCTGGATTGATGTGGCGGCAGCAGGTTCAACAGCCTCGATTGTTTACATTGCTGATGACCTTCAGATTCCTCCAAAATCTTCAGTGGAATTGATACAAGGTGGCGCTAAGATTGTCATGCAGAGTACCGATCTACTGCGAATCCAATCATCTGCTGCAACATCTGTCGCGGCTTATGTCAGTGTAGTTGACGCGATCTCAGCATAGGGGGTAGTTATGGCACAAGAAGTAAATGGCACTTTGTATATAAGCAACCCTCCCGCTAAAGAAGGGTTTTTTCAGAATGCCGCAACTATAGATGGCGATTTTACAATCGCTGATAACGCGGTTGTTGCTGGCCCAGTGACGTTTACTGGAACGGTTACAGTCACAGGAACTCTGGTGGTCGTATGAGTACAGTAGAAACTAATTTAGTCCAGCCCTCAACAGGCACAAATTTACAACTGGGTGCGTCTGGAGATACCGTAGACGTTCCTTCTGGTGCGACTCTTGACGTTACAGGCGCAACCGTAACAGGATTGTCAGCGGGGAAGGTGTTGCAAGTGGTTACCTTGCAGTACAGCACTATTGAAACACTTTCGGGTGGAGCGTCATGGAACAACACAGGACTTTCGTTAGCAATAACTCCAGCGTCAACCAGTAACAAAGTTTTGGTCTTGATTTCTGCATCCATTGGTACGACAACTTACGGAATGGCTAATGTTGTTAGAGACAGCACCGCTCTCAACCAAGGAACAGCAACTGGTTCTAGGATTGCCTGTACAACAGGTGTCTTCCATAATTCTTACTCCACCGGCATGGAGACAATTACATTACTTGATTCACCAAGCACAACAAGTGCGACAACTTATCTGTTAGCAATCTGGGGCTATGACGGCAACACTGTCTACCTTAACCGCTCGGCTCTTGATGACGATGCTGTTTATACACCCAGAGGTTCGTCCTCAATAACCTTAATGGAGATAGAAGGATGAGAGATCAAGCAATCCTTAACACACATCCTTCTGTTACTAGAATTGTTGGAAGCGCAGACGCTTACGATATTAACGGCAACTCTGTTGTTCTAGATCAATCACTGATCGACACAGAAACCGCACGACTTGAAACAGAACAAGCAAACACTGTCGCACAAAAAGCCGCAGACAAACAATCAGCGGTAGAAAAACTCACAGCACTTGGATTGAGCGAATCTGAAGTGAACGCTCTGACAGGAGGTGCCTGATGTCATCCGAAGTCAAGGCAAATAAACTAAGCCCTGCTACAGGGACGGCTCTCCAGATTTCTGACTCCGGTGACACCACTACGATCCCATCAGGCGCGACTCTTGCAATAGCATCAGGTGCGACTATAGCGAACAGTGGGACTCAAACAGGTTTCGGACTCTTCTCATCTTACGCAATTATTGCAGATCAGAAAGCGCAGAGTACAGCGGGTGGCACAGCGACTTCTGGCGCATGGCGCACAAGGGATTTGAATACAGAAATAGCAGACCCGGATGGCATCGTTTCAATTGCAACAAATCAATTTACGTTAGGAGCGGGGTCGTATCTTATAAAGTGGTCTTCTGGTGCGATGGATTGCGATTACAGTCAAAGCCGTTTATATGATGTTACTGGAACAGCCGAAGTTGAAGTTGGTACAAGCGAATATTCATACACAAATTATGATTCAAACTATAGGTCGATAGGTACTGCGCGAGTATCTCCGGGTTCATCAAATGTTTACCAAATTGAACACCAAGTTTATACAACCAAAGCAACAAATGGGTGGGGTTTGGCCGCAGGGTTTTCCACAGAACAATACACCCTAGTCGAAATATTTAAGGAGGCGTAATGGACATCAATTTATGTATTCATCATTTGGGTCTTAACGCCAACCAATATCGGCTGACGCAATCACCACCACCACATGAGTTCGTTGAGTGGCTAGGTTCTGACCCACAACCAACGCAAGCAGAACTAGAAACAGCATGGGCTGAGATCGAGGCTGATCCAGACTATCAAGCCTTCCTTGCTGATCCGACACTGGGGTATCCGAAATGAGTGAAGTAAAAGTAGACAAAATCTCCCCACGTTCCGGGACTACCTTCACGCTTGGTGATAGTGGAGATACATTTGATGTGCCATCAGGTGCAACACTAGACGTAACGGGTGCAACAGTTACAGGATTGAGTGCAGGTAAG